AAAAGAGAAGAGGTCTTAAAATTTATTGAAAATGGAATGCATTAAGTGTGGAGCTCCGGCTACCAAGAGGTACAGTCCAGATTTGGATGTCAAAGGGATTGGAATGTGTGATGAGCATGAAGAGGAAATAAAACTTGATTTACTTATCACACAGTTTGACCCAAAAGGTTGGGAGAAGTTTGAGAAAAAGTATTTAAAACAAAAGAAAAATGAGTGAACAAGAGTTAGTTGATTTTGGCTTTGAAAAAATAGAGATTACAGATGATGATAGTCAAAATGGATATGATTATTATTACTATCAAAAAGAGATGTGCAGCGGTATTGTTTTACATAGTACAGACAATGTTGATGTAGAAGATGATCAATGGACTCTGAAAGCATTTGAGATACCTGCAATAGAGATTAAAACTACAGATCACTATATGCATTTTTTAGAAGTGATGAAAAATATAATTTGTTAGATATGTTTAATGGTAAACTAATTAAAAGAAACGGCAAACTTAGTTTTGTTGATGATAAGTCTAAGCTAGGATATCAAATTTTTCTTGATAAACTAGCTGAAGGACAAAAAGTAGATATGTATATTGATGTGACTGATGATAAACATAGTGGAGCTCAACTAAAAAAAGTACATGCTTGTATTAGAGAACTTGCTAATGAATCAGGTTACACTTTTGAAGAAATGAAACTTCTTGTGAAAAAACAATCCGGCCTCTGTATAGAAGCCGAAGGAATATTAGAATGTAAATCTTTTGCTGAATGTAGCAAGGATGAAATAAGTCTTGCTATTGGTGCATGTATTGAGATTGGAATACTATATAATATTAGCTTTCCTGAGTAGGATCAATAGGAGATTCCGGTATCTCAACTTCTTTTTCTACCATTTTATTCTCAGCAAGGGCCACTCTTTCAATTTCAGCAATTATTAAAGTAAGAGTTTTAAAAGCAGCTTCAAGTTCTGTAAAGTCTGTCATATCTTGATCAAGAACTTTCTTAACCATAGTTTCTTTTTTCTGGTTATCTGTTTCTTGTTTGAATAGATAGAACATTGCTCCTTTAAGCATTAAATAAAAATTCTTATTAACTTTTATTCAAATGATTGCATCATCCTGAATTTCTTTAACTTTGACACCCATTTTTATTGATTTGACACAAAAATAAAAAAAATTATGAAAGAAAAATTAGATATTGAAGAAATTAAACAAAAAATGTTTGATAAACTTCAACCTAGTGGATGGGGTAAAGTACTTAAACCTTTTATATTTAGCGGTGACTTTGATAAAATTATATCACAGTTAGCAGTATTAGCTAAAGATGGTAAAAGATTTACTCCTCCACTGAAACATGTCTTTAGAGCATTTGAGGAATGTCCTATAGATCAATTAAAAGTTGTTATAGTAGGTCAGGATCCCTATCCACAGTTTGGTGTAGCAGATGGTATATCCTTCAGTTGCAGTAATACCAATGAATTACAACCTAGTTTGAGCTATGTCTTTAATGAGATAAACAAAACAGTTTATAAAGGTCATCCTGGATGCTTAGATGTAAATTTAAAAAGATGGTCAAACCAAGGTATTTTAATGTTAAATACAGCTCTTACAACAACTGTAGGAAAGAGTGGTCAACATTATCATATTTGGAAACCATTTACAGCATTTTTATTTGATTATCTTACATGGAATCAAAATGGTTTAGTTTATATCTATTTGGGTAAAGAAGCAAAAGATTGGTCTGATTCTGTAAATGATAATAATCATAAACTATTTGCAAGTCATCCTGCTAGTGCAGCTTACCAAAAGTTTAAATCTTGGGATTCTCAAGATGTCTTTAACAAAACAAATGAAATAGTTCAAAAAATGTATAATCAAAAAATAATTTGGTAATGGAAGAAATATTCAAAAGACTTGTGGATGAAAATTTAAGTCCAAATACATATTATGTATTACACTGTATAAAAGAAAAGATTGTTCCTTCAAACTTTGTAAATAAAGAAATTGAAAGCAAAAGACTGCAAAGCGATCAGTGGGTAACTGAAAATTTGCAGCTTACAAGTAAAAGCCTTATCTTTATGGAAGAAATCAATGGCTATTTCAAAAAAACAAAGAAAAAAGCATCCAAAGATTTAATGGGAAAAGACTTTTTGTCAAATATACAGGAGTATGTAGAAATATTTCCTAATAGGAAACTGTCCTCTGGAAAATATGCTAGAGTTAATCCTAAAAATCTTGAAGCTCCATTCAAATGGTTTTTTGAAACCTATGATTATAGCTGGGAAACTATTCTGAAAGCAACACAAAAATATGTTACTGAATATGAAATCAGAGACTATGAGTTTATGAGGACTGCTCAATACTTCATTAGGAAGCAAAATATAGATAAGTCTTTTGAATCAGATTTGGCAACATACTGTGAGTTAATAAAGGATAAACCAGATGATGAAGTAGTATATTTCAAAGAAAGGATCTTATGAAAGCTACAAATGTTTAACCAATTAATTAAAACAAAATGTCGGATTTATTTAATGGAGCCAAGCCGCTCATGCCTGTTAGTGAAAGAGATGCTTTAGAAAAAGCACTTATCAAAATGAAATTAAGAAGAAAAGGACAGTTAAAATCACTGAAGAGTGCATGGCCAAAATTTAATGATGCTTTTTGTGATGGATTAGAATGGAGAACTATCACCGTAGTAGGTGCTAGACCGGGAACCGGAAAGACTTTGTTTATGGAACAATTGATCTCAGATATTATTGAGAAAAATAAAGACCATACATTTAGAGTCCTAAAGTTCCAGATGGAAATGCTAGATGAAACTAGTGGAATAAGAAAATTGAGTCTGAATACAGGTGCTGATTACAATACATTAATGAGTAAGGGGCAACCCGTTGATGAGGATGTCTACTATAAGTGTGTTGAGTATTACAAAAAAAGTGCAGAGAAAGATATTATTAATGTTGTATATGATGCATGTACCGTGGATGAAATGTGTGCTACAATCCATTATGAAATGGAAAAGTTTAAACATGAAGATGGTACTTATCAGAATATGCTCGTAACAATAGATCACTCAGCATTATTTAGAAATGGTAAAGGACAGAAAGATAAGTTTGAGATGCTGTATGGTTTAGGTGAAGCCTTAACTAATATGAAGAAAAAGTATCCAGTTGCTTTTCTAGTACTGAGTCAACTTAACAGAAATATAGATGATCCCAAAAGACAACTAAATGGTGTTTATGGTAACTATGTATTAGATTCTGATTTGTTTGGTGCGGATGCATTATTGCAACATGCTGATGTTGTTCTTGGGATTAATAAACCTTCTATAAGGAAAATAAGACAATATGGACCTGAGAAGTTTATTATTGAGGATGAAGATGTTTTGGTGTTTCACTTCTTGAAATCAAGAAATGGTTTGACAGCAATTGCATTCTTTAAACTTGATAGAAGAAACATGAGGATAATTGAAATACCCACTCCACCTCAAGCAGTAGAAAAAGTAAGTATAAATAAAAATTAAATTATGAGTATTAGAAAAGAAAAAGAAAGAGAGTTTTTTGTTAATCACATGGAGACATTCAGAACTCTACAAGTAACTGACCCATTTTTTGTTATTAAAACAGCCTTTTTTCAAAAAGGTAAATTTGGGAGACAAGTACAATTTTTTGAATCTGAATTATCTAAAGGTGAAGATATCTTTATTGAGTTTTATGAGAACATCAAAAATCCTGATGGAACTGATTTGGATATAATTCCAATGTATGAAGATAGACCCTTATTCAGATACAAAACTAATAGGTATTTTGCTGAAGAATATGAGCAAAAAGAAAATGTTACTGCAAAAGGTGACACATACCATACCTATACAGTACCTGTATCAGAATTAGTAGCCGTTCTTAAAGATGGATCTGAAATTACATATGCTCTTTATGAAAAAAGAAAGAATGATGCACAAGCTAAAAAAGCTGAAAGTGAATTACCTAGGTTACAGAAATCATTAGCTTTATTTCCAGATTTTGAAGAGGAATTTTCTAAGAAAGAAGCTTCTCAAGAAGAAACAATATCTTTAGAGGATGAATCTACTAGAGATATTTTATTAAGAATTGCTAATGACTTTCAGAAGTTAGCACAAAAACTTAAGTAACATGAGTATAGTATTGCCAACTAAAAAAGTAAAAGCGGCTAGGGTAAATCCAAAAAGACTTGTGATTTATTCAAAACCCAAAACAGGAAAGACAACTGCATATGCAGGTCTTGACAATAATCTGATTCTTGACTTAGAAAACGGTACTGAGTATGTAGATGCCTTAAAGATTAGTATTAATAGTCTTCAGGATTTACTAGATGCCGGTAAAGCTATTAAAGAAGCAGATAAACCATATAAGTATGTTACAGTAGATACTGTGACTGCATTAGAAAGTATGATAATGCCTTTAGCTGTAAAACTCTACAGAAAAACTTCCATGGGTAAAAACTTTGATGGAGATAATGTAGCAAGTTTGCCAAATGGTGCTGGTTATTTATACATTCGCGAAGCATTCTTTCAAGTTTTAGATTTTATTGATACCTTAGCTCCCCATGTAATTTTATCTGGTCATATTAAAGATAAACAGGTAGATGACAAAGGAGAATTGGTTATGTCTGCAAACATTGATTTGACAGGTAAAATAAAATCTCTTATTTGTGCTAATGCAGATGCTATTGGTTACATGTATAGAAAAGGTAACAAGACTATCTTGAATTTTAAAACTAATGAAGAAGTTACTTGCGGTGCAAGACCTGAACATCTCCGTAATGAAGAGATAGTAGTTACTGAGATGAATGAGAATGGTGAACTAGAATTTCACTGGGACAAAATTTATGTATAATAATTAAAACAAAAAAAAATGGGACTAAGTACAACAGATTTAACAACAGGAGGAGGCTCCGGATTACCAAAAACAATTTCACCAGGTAATCATGTATTGAAAATTAATAACATCACACTTGAGGATTATCAGTTTATTGATAATGCCAAGCATTTGATTCTTCATGTGGAGACTCAACCTATTGATGGATTTGAAGGTTTTATGATTGACAAGGATGATGAAAGCAAAGGTCACTTTGCAGGACAAATTGGTAGAATTAAAGCTAGCCAATATGCATTTGCAGATGGTGAAACTAAAACTGGTGTTAAAATTCAAAGAGATAGATCAGTATTGATTTTCTTACAAAATTTATGCAAAAGTCTTGGTGTTAATGATTGGTTTGTTTCTCAAGATAATCAACATGATACAATTGAAGACTTCATAAAAGCATTTGCTAAAGATGCTCCTTATAAAGATAAGTTCATGGAGTTTTGTGTTGCTGGTAAAGAGTATGAAAGCAAATCAGGTTATACAAATTATGACTTGTGGCTTCCTAAAAGTGAAAGCAACAAATATGCTTATGGAGAAATTGAAAGTGGTAAAGTGTTAGTGTATAATGAAGATAAACACTTGAAAAAACTAGAGGTGAAAGATGTTAAATCATTTGGAGAAGATGATGATCTTTCTGTACCTTCAAGAACATCTTCTGACTTTAATCTAGATGACTAATATTTATTAGTTTGACAGAAGGGGTCAGAAATGGCCCCTTTTTTATTTTTTAATTTTTACCGTATGATTTCAACAAGAACAATTGTTTCTGATATAGTAGATGTCCCTAGAGAATGGATATTTGAATTTTATCTAAAACTAGATGAAAAATTATCTGGACAAGATATAAAAATCAATTCTGTATTTAGTGCTAATGATAAAACTCCTTCAATGTGTGTTTATGTTGATGCTAGAAATAATTATAGATACAAAGATTTTTCATCAGGTATTGGAGGTGATGCATTAGATTTAATAATGCATTTATTTAGTTTACCTAGTAGAGGTACTGCATCATTTAAAGTAGTTCACGATTACAATGAGTATTTGAAAAATAATGATTATATACAAATACATAGTGCTAAATCTCAGAGTAGATACCAAGTATCAGACTATCAAATGAGACATTGGACAAACTTTGATGAAAAGTATTGGACTAGTTTTAAAATTTCTTCAAGTCAATTAGAAAAATACAATGTGGTTCCTTTAGAACATTATATTTTAACAAGAGAATCTGATAATGCAGATAATAGATCTTTGACAATAAAAACTAGATATCTTTATGGTTATTTTAGAGAAGATGGTTTGTTATATAAAATATATCAACCAAAATCAAAAGATAACAAATTTCTTAAAGTCCGGGATTATATCCAAGGTAGTGAGCAAATAAAATATGATAAGTCTTATTTGATAATTGTATCTTCACTTAAAGATCTTTTGGCTTTAAACATGTTAAATATAGGTGGTATTGAAGCTGTAGCTCCAGATAGTGAGAATATCATGATTCCGGATCCATTTATGCAAAATGCATTCAAAAAGTACAAAAAAGTACTTGTCCTATTTGATAATGATGAAGCTGGTAAACAATGTGCTGAGAGGTACAATAAAAAGTATGGGCTTACCTGTATTGATTTTACTCTCTCTAAAGATATTGCTGATGCATTAAGAGATCATGGTGTAGATAAAGTAAGAGAAGTATTATTCCCATTATTAAAACAAGCATTATGAGTATAGAAAGAACAATGAATGACCTTGAGGAGCATATTGACTATGCTAGTAGTTTTTTTGGAGATCTAAGAGATAAAATTGAGATAGAGTTAAAGGACCTCAATGAAGAAATAGCTGAACTTGCAGATGAAATAGCTGAACTTGAAGCACAAAATATACTTCTTGAAGAACAGTTAGAAGATCTTAAAAAAGAAAATGCTATGATCAATCTTGAGTTACTTGAAGTTACTAATGAACTAATTGCATTAAGAAGTGACAATATGACAAAATCAGGGATTATAATACATTTGAAGCATGAGCTGGTTATACTTGGGAAAAACATTTGAAGAAGGTGATATACCTGAAGGAGGTGTAGGATTTATTTACATTATGCATGCTATTATTGACGGCAAGTCTGTTGCATATATTGGTAAGAAGAACTTCTTTGCCAATATTAAAAGACCTTTAGGTAAAAAGGCTCTAGCAATGTCCACGGACAAGAGACTTAAAAAATACTGGAGGGAACTTAAACCTAACTTTATGAACTACTACAGTAGCAATAAAGTTTTAAAGGAAGCTCACAAAGCAGGAGTAGTTATCAGGAGAGAAATCCTCAAGATATGTAATACTCAGACAGAGCTGACATACCAAGAAGTCAAGCATCAGTTTTTATATGATGTGCTTGAGAAAGATGAATTCTTAAACGGGAACATTCTTGGCCGTTTCTACCGTTCTAAATAAAGAATTAAAGTATGAAAGGAGATTTTTTAATTTGGATAAAGAGAATTTTTAAGCAACATGTAACTTGT